TACCGGATTGACCTGGGGAAGCGCAAGAGGTTTGAGACGCTGGAATTTACGTCCATAGGAAGCGGGAACGCAGGTTTATACCGGTCCAGCAGACTGCTGTACTGTGACGATCTGATCAGCGGCCTGGAGGTCGCACTGAGTAAAGACAGACTCGATAAGCTGTGGGAAACATATGCCACAGACCTCCGGCAGCGGAAAATAGGTGATCACTGCAAGGAACTGCACATTGCAACGCGCTGGAGCGTGAACGACGTAATAGGGCGCCTGGAGCGTCAGTATGAAGGCACTGACCGGGCGGAGTTTATATCCGTGCCGGCGTTGAACGAAGACGACGAGAGCAACTTTGAGTATTTGTACGGGGTTGGATTCAGCACGTCGTTCTACCGGGAGCAGCGGGACGTGATGCCGGACACGGAGTGGCGGGCGCTGTACATGAACCAGCCGATAGAGCGGGAAGGCCTTTTGTACCATCCGGACGAACTGCGGCGGTACTTTGAGTTACCGGACCGCGAACCGGACGCGATTCTGTGCGTGTGCGACACGAAGGACAAGGGTGCGGACTACTGTGCCATGCCGATTGTGTACCAGTACGGGCAGGACTATTACGTGGAAGACGTGGTGTTTAACAATGCGAACCCGGAGATTGTGGAGGCGGAGATTGTCAGCAAACTGCTTCTGCACAAGGTGCATATGGGGAGGTTTGAATCGAACAGTGCCGGCGGAAGGGTCGCGCAGTGTGTGCAGGAAGAGGTTAAGAAGCGCGGCGGGCGGACAAAGCTGACCACAAAGTTTACGACCCAGAACAAGGAGACCAAGATCGTGATGGCCAGTCCGTATGTGAAGGAACATATGCTGTTTAAGGACGCAAGCGTGGTAAAAGACAAAGAGTACCGTGCGTTTATGAATAACGTATGCAGCTGGACCATGAACGGGAAGGCCAAGCACGATGACGGGCCGGACAGCCTGGCGATGCTGGCGGATTACGTGCAGAGTTTTGCAGCAGGACAGGCGTACGTGTTTGCAAGACCGTTTTAGTTTTACGAACAAATAATACGAATAGTGTTGACAATATTCGGATATTTGTTATAATCGTATGTGAGAAGTACTGTTCTTGTTTAGTTGACGACCCTGTAGCATGGCGGGGACGTTGATCGGACGGATGGGAATGACGCTGATTAGCGGGTGAACACTCGTTTTCAGCGTCATTTTTGTTTGTACGGAAGGAGGGGTCCGGATTGGGCGTAAAACTGGAAGCTTATGACGTCACAGTCGTGGACGGAGAAAAGGATCTGGATCTTTCCAAGGAACTGCACGGACGGCGGCAGATATTTACAAGTGAAAAAGAGATTACCCGGGAGAACGTGATCAGCGTGCTTCAGAAGGCGCTGAGCGTGCATGAGAAGAACCGGCGTGAGATTATGTACCTGCTGGACTATGAGCGTGGCATCCAGCCGATTCTGCAGCGTACGAAGGTATACAACGACCATGTGAATAACAAGGTGGTTGTGAATATTGCGAACGAGATTATCACGTTTAAGAGTTCCGAGTTTGCCGGTGAACCGATTCAGTACGTAAGCAGGCGCGGAAACAATGGCGTGGATGATCCGAACCGGGATATTCCGAAAAAGGTATCGCAGATCAATGACATGATGCTGTCAGAAGGCAAGCAGACGCTGGACCTGGAACTGGCACATAAGATGTTCACCTGCGGAACAGCATACAGACTGACGTACCATGATGATGAAAAGGCCAAGCCAGCGGACACGCTGGACGAAACACCGTTTGAGATTGCGGTTCCGGACGTGGAAAACACGTTTGTGGTGTACCGTAACGACGTGAAGAAGACGCCGGTGATGGGCGTGACGTATGTGTACAAGGATCCGCCGGACAATAACGTGGAGTACACGGTCTACACGGCAGACGTGACCTATACGATTGAAGGACTGCCGCTGGTGAACAGCGAGAACGGTCTGAAAATCACAAACGAAGTGCGGCATAACTTTGGGATGGTCAGTCTGATTGAGTATCCGTGTAATCCGGACCGTATCGGTGCGTTTGAGGTAGTACTGCCGCTGCTTGATGCGATTAACCTGACGGAAAGCAACAGGCTGGACGGTATCGAGCAGTTTATCCAGGCACTGATGGTGTTTGACGGCGTGGACATCACGCGGGAAGACTTCCTGGAACTGAAGGACCTGGGCGCGATTAAACTGCCGGCCACGCAGAATGCCAGTGGCGGAAAGAAACTGTACTACTTGAATGAACAGCTGGACCAGAGTCAGACGCAGACGCTGGTTGGGGATATGAAGCAGATTATCCTGGAGATTGTCGGTATGCCGAGCCAGGGTAACGCCAGCACCGGAGACAGCAGCAATAACGGCGCCGTGATTATGCGCAACGGCTGGTGGCACGCGGAGAGCAGGGCGCTTCAGACACAGACGATGTGGAAGCGTGCGGAGACTGAGTTCCTGAAGATCGTGCTGAAGATCTGCAACGAGACGAACACGCTGACCGGCCTGAAGATATCCGACCTTGAGCCGCGGTTCTGGCGGCAGAGTTACGAAGACCTGCTGGTGAAGACGCAGTCCTTCAGCACACTGCGGACGGCGGGTATGCCCGCAATCCAGGCGTTTAAGTTCAGCCATCTGAGCCGTGATCCGGAAAGCGATGCGATTGTGTACGACGATTATCAGCAGATGCTGGCGGATGAACTGGACCGGCTGAATGGTGTGTCTGATGATATTCCGTTAAACGAGGACGATACAACCGATCCGACGTCAAAGGACGGGATTGAAGCACAGGCTGCCGGAGAAAGCGGAGATCCTGGAAGCGGAGAGAAGAAGGGAGAATGGGCCATCTGCCCGGTGTGCGGGAAAAGGTTCCAGAAAAAAGGCCCGAATCAGAAGTATTCATCGATTGCCTGTGCGAATAAAGCCAGGCGGAGTACACCACGATATGGTGGTGGTGTTGGATGACGACCGACAAGGTTAATGTCTACGATGCCTGTGACAAGGCGATTAAGTCGATGAACAGGGAGAATGTGGAGGCATTTGGACGACTGAAACTTTCCAAATGGGACAGCATTCACATTATCCGCACTGTTACGACCGTGTACCGTGAAAGCGCCAGGAAGGCCAGGAAACGTTATTTTGAGATTGCCTATGAAGTTTACCTGCTGATGCTCCTGGCGTTGGAAATACCCGCTCAGAAGGCCAACAGCATGGCAAAGAAAGCCATCACGATGGAGTGGGTAGACGAAATCCTGAAACAGACCGACTTTGTGACGTTATACAGGTTTGATTCAGAGATGGAGCGGAAGGCCCAAAGGCTTGCTGAAACACTTGAGGCCACGCAGGAAAGAGACGCGGAGATTGATAAGGCGCTTAAGTACTGGAGTAAGCAACTTGGGCAGTATGCGATCAACTTCACGGACTATGCGGCAATGCAAGCGTTTGAAGACGCGGATGTCAAGCAGGTCATGTGGATGACGCAGCGTGATGAGCGGGTATGTGAAGAATGCTCCGCGTTAAACGGACTTATTTTCCCGCTGGACGAGGTTCCTGCGAAACCGCATATGAACTGCAGGTGCTTCTGGAAGGTTCTTAAGGATTAAGATTTTAGACGGCGAAAACCGTTTGAAATAAATGTCAGAGAAGACGTTAAAACGCACGAAGTCAGAGAAGACTATAATCGCAAAATTAAATGTCAGAGAAGACGTTAAAACGCAAAGGAGAAAGAAATATGCCTATCCTGAACGGACACCATGAGTTTTTTAAGCTGAACCTTCAGTTGTTTGCCGAACCTGCCGGCGGAGAAGACGGTGCCGGCGGCGATCCTGCTCCTGCCGGTGACGATAAGATCAGTACTGGCGGTGTGTTCGGTACAGGCAGTACCAGTAGTGAAGGTGAAAAAGGCGATCAGTCCGGTGTTGACGCAAAGTCCCTGGCTGCACAGATTGAGCAGCTGAAAGCGGACATGGCAAAACAGAAGGCAGCGCTGGATGCCGCAACAAGTGAGGCCGGAAAGTACAAAAAAGAACTGCGTGCCAAGCAGACACAGGAAGAAATCGACGCGGCAAACAAAAAGGAAGCGGAAGAAAAGGCGGCCAAGGAACTGGAAGAACTCCGGCGAGAGGTTGCCCGGGCCAAATCCACCAAGAGTGTAATGGCTAAGCTTTCCGTGGACGAGGACGCCGCCGGTAAGATTGCAGAATGTCTGAGTGGATGCGAGGACGTTGAAAACGCATTGCTGCTGATTCAGAAAGCCTGGGATGCCAAGGAAAAAGCACTCCGGCTGGAGTTTGGGAAGATTCCCGGACCGGGAACCGGCGGAAGCAGTGAGGAAGACGCCGAAGAAAAAGCGGCGCTTGAACTGGCCAGGCGGCTCGGCAAGGAGCGCGCAACGGCCAATCAGTCCGTTACGGATGGTCTGAAAGGGTACATTCGGTAAAAGCTGGAAGGGTTCGGCCGGAAGGCTTGAACCGATTGATACATAATTAACACTCTTTTGAAAGGAGAGAAAACACATGAAGTATAACAAGACTTCTGTTGGCGGCGGTGTTGAGATCCTCGCCAGCAAGGACTACCAGGCTGTTCCCGTGACGGTAGCGGCCCCCGGTAGTGGTACGGTTGTGAAGGCTGGCACGCCCCTGACGGCGACCGGTGAATCCACGACTGGATCCGGCGCCATCGGCATCCTGCTGTATGACGTGGATACCGCTGAAAATCCGAACGGTGCTGCTGTTGTGCAGGGCATCATCAATGCCACCGTTGCGCAGGCGCACAGTGCTGTGACCTACGTGTCCGCTCTGTACGAAGCGCTGCCTGGCATTGTCTTCCGGACCAACATCGGAGCAACCGGCGTAACTGGTGAAACCGGCGCTTGATCGGAGGATAACCGATGAAGATACTCGTTGCTGTTCCTACGTTTGAAACCATATTCCCTGACACATATAAGTCTATATGGGATCTGGACAAGTGCGGGCATGAGGTGCTGTTTGACAGCGTACGCGGGTATGATGTGGCGACAGCGAGAAACCATATTGCCCAGAAAGCAATTGATCTTGCGACTGATTATGTGCTGATGGTCGATAACGACATCACGCTTCCAAAGGATGCGCTGAAGTTCCTGCTTGAGGACGCGAGAAAGGTCTGCCTTGGGTTTTATGCCCACAGGGGTGCGGACAATCTGTACCACGGCCGAACCTGCATCTGCAAGCTGAAAGACGAGGAAGGCAAAGAGTATTACAACTATCCGCTGGAGTCTGAGTACTCTGCGGAAGAGATGCACATGCTTGATGTCTGTGGTGCCAAAAAGATCGAGGTACATGGCGGCGGAATGGGATGCGCTCTGATCAAGACAGACGTATTCACAAAGCTGCAGTACCCCTGGTACGACTGGGTAAACTACGGAGACAAGAACAGAGGTATGCTGTCGGAAGACTTATATTTCTGCTGCCTGTGCAGAAATTCCGGCATTCCGATCTATGCTGACGTGCGTGTCGGATGCGGCCATCTGATGAGACATGTACAGTGGCCGGTATAAGAAACAAAAATATGTGAAAGGAGAAAACACTATGAATCTTACCGAGTTTCGTAAGCTGGTAACGCCGAAAGTTATCGCTGCTAACTGGACCGAATCGGTCAGTAATAAGATTCCCTACCTGGGCGAGACGCTGTTCCCGTCCAAGCAGAAGGCCGGTCTGGATCTGAAGTGGATCCTTGGCTATAAGGGCCTGCCTATTTCCCTGATGCCCAGCGCATTTGATGCAAAGGCCACGTTCCGCGGCCGTGAAGGCGTCTCCATCCTTGAGACTGAAATGCCTTTCTTCAGGGAAGGTTTTAAGCTGAAGGAGAAAGAGCGTCAGGATATCCTGCGCATCAAGGAAAAGAACGATCCGTATCTGATTGACGCGCTGAATCGTGTATATGATGATGCGGCGAACCTGCTGAATGGCGCCCTGGTTGTTCCGGAACGGATGATCATGTCCTTGCTGTTCCCTGTGAATGGCGACATGGGCATTTCCATCCAGGCCAACGGTGTGAACTACACCTATGACTATGACCCCGGCGATGCCTGGAAGACCAGCAACTACCTTGAGGTCTCAAGTGATTACACCTGGGACAAGGCTGCGGCTGCCAATCCTCTGGCGGACGTTCAGGCCGCTCAGGACAAGATCAAGGCACAGGGCGGCGAAGGCGTCATCCTCGCGATGAACAACAATACCTTCAAACTGCTGCGCAGCATCAAGACGATCAAGGATCTGTTCCTGACTGTTAACGGCCTGTCTGTTGGATATCTGACTGATGCGCAGATTGTTGCCGTGCTGAAGGACGCCCTGAACCTGACCGGCATCATCGTGTACGACAAGCAGTACAAGGATGAAAGCGGCGTGACTCAGCAGTTCGTTCCGGATGGATACGTGACCGTTCTCCCGGCTGGCGCTCTGGGCAACACCTGGCGCGGTACCACCCCCGAGGAAGCTGACCTGATGGGCAGCGGCAAGGCGGATGTGGCGATCGTGAACAACGGTATTGCTCTGACCCAGATCCTGGACGAGCATCCCGTGAACCTGAACACCTTTGCGTCTGAAATCGTCCTGCCGTCCTTCGAACGGATGAACGAAGTAGCCGTTATCAAGGTGAAGTAAAAAATAACCGGCGGTATGGACATCCATGCCGCCTGTATAAGACCCACAGAAAGGGGATACAAACCATGTTGGTTAAAGCCAAGTGGAATGTAAAGGACGCTTCAGGATGGCACGGTGCCGGAGATGTTTTTGAAACAGAAGACAATCTCGGAAATGCTGTGGAGATTCTGGACGCGCCGAAAGTAAAAGCCGCTGACGTTGTGAAGGCAGTGGAAGAGCAGGATCCGGCAAAGGAAGAAGTCAAGGCTGAAAAGCCGAAGGCTGCTACCAGGCGCAAGAGGATCAGCGAGTAAAGGAGATGAACAGGATGACCAAAGAAAAGAAAACAGAGATGCTCAGTCTGATGTTGGAAGACGAAGACGAGAACCTTGAAAATGGCATCCTGGAAGTTTACCTTGAATTAGCAGGACAAAAGATTCTCAACCGCATGTATCCGTATAAGGAAAACTACGACGGCCTGGATGTTCCTGACCGGTACGTAGGCGCACAGCTTAAGATCGCCCATTACATGATTAACAAGCGTGGAGCGGAAGGACAGATTCAGCATATCGAGAACGGAATTCACCGCAACTATGGTGCTGCGGACGTTCCGGATGGGATGCTTGCTGAGATTGTACCGTACTGCCAGGCTATTCGGTAAGGCGGTGATCATGTGAAATGTCTGGAGCGGAACAAGACGAAGTTTGAGTATCTTCCGTACACGGGTACTGAAACAGATCTGAATTCAGACGGAGAGCATACAGGGGAATTTCACCGGGAGTATGGCAATCCTGTTATATATAAGGGAAATATCTCCACACCAAGCGGGCAGGTCAACCAGACATTCTACGGGGATGATATCCGGTACACGCACACGCTTGTAATGGATAATCCGAATGTAGCTATTAAGGAAGACGGACTGATTCGCTGGAAAGGCAATTTGTACGAAATCAGATCGAGAAGGGCAAGCATAAACGCTGTAAGCTTCGCATTAAAAGAAATGACCGGGGAGACTGACGACCCGTTCATCCAGGAAGCGGACGTGATACAGAATGGCTGAAATCATTCTGAAAACCATTGAGATTACGCTAGATGAGCAATCTATTAAGAGAGCAATCAAAACGGTTGAAAATCTCAAGAAGTATCTTGCGGAAGGACTTTCTGAACTTGCCAGGACAATCACGGAAGACAGGGGAAAGGGAATCGCTCAAATGTATATTGCGCAGTTCCCCGCAGTAGATTCCGGCGCACTGTCTGACAGTATACATGGTGTATACAACAAGTCAAACCATGAAGGATCCATTTCTACAGACGTTGAATACGCGGTGCTTGTAGAATATGGAACAGGTATTGTTGGCGCGCAGAACCCGCACCCTGGAATTGGCGATGGCGACTGGATTAACGTTGACAGTGTGTCAATAGGAAATAAGACTTATTCGTCTTATGACCAGGAAGGCCACGGAGAAGCAGGATGGTGGTATCCGTCTGAAAATGGATGGTATGAAGCAAGCACAGGTGCGTTGCTTGCATGGACTAAAGGATCACCGGCAAGACCGTTCATGTATATGACGATGAAGGAACTTGAGATGCAGGCAGAACATGACGGCGGTAGAATAATTGCTCAGTATATTCCGTAAAGGGGTGATTGCATGATTGACCGCGAGGTTCAAATATTTAACCGGGTCTATAATGCGGTTGCTCCGCTATGCGCGAACAAACGGTTCGTAAGTACCATAATTACGGAAGCGCCCACAGCATTTCCGGCTGCAAGTCTGATTGAAATGGACAACAGGACAGTTCAAAACAGGCAAACGTCAACACCGATCGAGAATTACTCGCTTGTAACATATCAGTTGGACGTTTACGCTACAACGAAAAGTAAATGCCGAGAGGTGTACGCTGCAGCGGACGATGCGATGATTGCCATGAATTTTAACAGGATTGGCGGTCAATACATCAACAACTACGGAAACACAAAAGTGTTTCGGTATGTGGCCAGATACGAAGCG